ATCCAGAATAGTTTGGATTATTATAACCAGTAGTTCTTATGGAAATACCATTTCTCCACTCTTCCTGAACCTCTTGTGAGCATCTTGGAAGCATCCATCCACCAGTTCCACCTGAAGTGGCATTATAACCTTTAGTATCACTTTCAAAGAGTTTGATAAAGTGAGTTTCCTTTTCATTAATAAAGTTTTCATCTTCAGTTTGGTAAGTTTCAATCACAGATAAGTCCCAACAATCTTCACCATATTTTCTAATTGCAGAATGGAATCTAAATTTAGAACCATTTTTTGCCGAAGATAAATGACGATTCCAACGATGTTCCAAAGAGTATTCAGTTTTTCCTATGTAAGGTTTTCCGTTTTTCTTATTGGTAATCTTATAAACAATATATGTTTTCATTATAGGAAGTGTAATCTCATAACTATTTATAAAGTATAGAAATTACACTTCCTATGATATTAATTAATTACCAACTTATCAGTTTCTTTAAGATCCTTTGCCATTATATACCCACGATTTTCAGTGAACACTTTATGTTCTGGTGTGATCACAATACTCTTCCCACTTTCCTCATCAGTAATTTTCATTACTTTTGCTTTAGGTGAAGTCTGGGCAAATGCAGTAATTCGATGATAATCAATTTCACGATTTGCACTGTCAATATTCTGGGAAAGAACTTCTACACACTCTAAAGGCAAACCTTCTTCAATAAATTCTTGTAGTTGTTGAATTTCAATCTCAAGAGGGGGAAGACGATATGTTGTTGTATTATTACCATCAACTTCTTTGGCAGTAGTAATTCTTACCTTAATTTTAGTATCACCAGCAACACAAAGATTACTCATCTCAACCTTATCAAGGAAAGAAGAGTGAGAGTTGCAGTGGTCGATATTCATAATATAAACACGACCAGTTTCGGCACGCTCTTTCAAAAGATCCAGAAAGAGTTCTTGAGCACCGATAGTTTTTCTTGGAATAGACTGATCTCGTTCATAAGATACATATAACTCGTCAAATCTATCAGTGCCAAAAGCATCATAAAGACCAGGAACGATGTGTGGAGAGAAGAGAGAAATTTCTTCGTTGCGGATGAATCGCTCATAGAACAGTTTGCTGATTTGAATAGAGTAGTCTAACTTACGAACACGATTATCTTCAGTTCCCTTATTATTTTTCAATACTAAAATGTCTTCGATTTCTTGGTGCCAGATTGGGAAGTGGACCGTCGCACTTCCTCCTCGTATACCATTTTGCGTGCAGCAACGGACAGTTGCTTCAAACTTTTTGAGAAACGGTACAACGCCAGTGTGCTGGACTTCGCCACCTCTAATCCTACTGTTGATACCACGGATTCGACCTGCGTTGATACCAATTCCCGCCCTTTGTGCAACATATCTGCCAATAGCCATATCGCTAGTAAAGATACTATCGAGGGTGTCATCAACATCAACAAGAACACAGCTAGCGTATTGTCTAAGCGGCGTTCGCACTCCCGCCATGATGGGGGTTGGAATGTTGATTTTGTGTTTGGAGATTGCGTCATAATACTTTCTAACGTATTCTAAACGGGTTTCTTTTGGATACTTGGAGAAAATAGTTGCAGCAATCAAAAGGTACATAAACTGTGGAGTTTCATAAAGTGCTCCAGTGCTTCTATCCTGCACGAGGTACTTATCAACGACCTGACGTAGACCTGCATAAGTAAACAGGTAGTCACGACTATGATCGATAAACGACTCAAGTTTATCAAACTCTTCGTTAGAGTAGAGGGTAAGAATCTCAGCATCATAGACACCTTTGTTAACACAATTCTCAACGTGCTCCCTCAAAGTAGGAAACTCGTGCATACGACCATAAAGTTGCTTGCGAGTGGCAAACAGGAGCAGACGTGCTGCGACAAACTGATAATTTGGATGCTCCAGGTCAATTAGGTCAGAAGCAGAACGAATCAGAATCTCCTGAATTTCTGCCGTTGTAATGCCATCATAGAATTGAATACCTGATTGCATCTCAACTTGACTTGCAGAGACCCCAGCAAGGTCCTTACATGCCTCTTCCACCATTACGTGAAGTTTATTCAACTCCAATACTTCAGTGGCACCATTTCTTTTAACGACTTTTGTTCCGTTACTCATATTTTCTTCCAATTGTTAAACTTGATTTTTGCTTCTAAACCAGAGTAGATATTTGATTTTAACACATCCATAACATTAAGTCCAGCAAGCACCATATCATTGATATCCTTTTGCTGGATAGTTGTAGGCCAAATAACTACTTTGTCACCTCTGTTAATGGTTTTTGATATTCGGTTGACGATTTCTCGATTACGTGGTTCGTTATCAAAAACGTAAATATAATCGCACCAACCAAACGACCTAATATCAATGTCGGACCCACACATAGCAACAGCATTTTGTACAAACGTGGAGTCGAAGGGTCCCTCAACGATGTAAATGGATTTCGAAGTATCGATTTGGTCCAACCCATAAATTTTCGGTGCGTCATCAGAAAGCATCACAGTGATATATTTAACAGAGTTTGGACCCAGTGCTCTTCCCTGAAATCCAATCAGATTACTATCAGTATCATACATTGGTATAATAATGCGACTCTCATCTCTACCAATAATATCAAAAGTATGTTTTTGAGTATTGGTCCATTCTTTAAATTTGTCAGCAAAATAAAACTTTTCTGGATTGAGTTTTCTTCTTTCCAGATATTCTTTGGCAACTGGATTAGTAGATGCCTTTGGCAAATCTAACTTCTTTTTAAAAGATGGTTTAGTAAACTGAAATTTAGGTTCTTCAACTACAAAGTTTTTACCTGTATGACCTTCCTTAAATTTCTCTAGAGTGTATTGCTTATGAAGGACTGGATCTAATTCTTTAAGGAAGTTGTTGAAAGATAAACTAGCACCGCAGTTGTGGCACTTAAAGTTTGTGTTGTTTTTTACAGGATAGATATATCCTCGCGTTTTATTTTTGTTTTTTTGAGAATCACCACAAAGAGGGCAGCGAAAGTTGTAGAGATCTGCCTTGACTCTCTTGAATTTTTGTAGTCGTGATGAAACGAGTCCAATATACTTAGAGTCAATCAAATCCATTATGAGGAGGTTATTATTTCGTTGCCTCTACTTTAACAGATGGTTGGTCTGGTGTCAAGATGTCCACCACCATATGAGACTGGGAAACTGCGAATGATAGAATAATTGCCGCTCCCGCAATAATCCAACGGAATTTGGCAAGTTCTTCTACTTTAGTTTCTAATGATTGAATTTTTTCCGATACTTTCTTATGTTGCTCTTTATTTTCCTCCTTCATATCATTAATCATGTTTGAAATCATTTCATCAGTCTTACCACAATTATCAATCTTCTCTTCGTGGACTGCCAACATCTTACTGATGTTTTGACTAGTCTTACCCATCAGTTGAATTGCTTCATCAATTCTTCTCATCATCATCTCATATGATGATAGACGCTCTTCTAAAACGGCAATTTTCGTGTCGGATGAAGTATTTTGGTTAAACATGATTGGAGGATATGAGATTTGCTACATTGATTCATAACAAATCTACTAATATTTATTTTTATTATTTTTACTTAAGATATTGTAACCACCACTTTCGGGAGTTTTTACCACCCTTAGCATAAATCTTTTTCTTATCTTTTTTCCATACGGGAGGAGTACCCGTTTCAATATTATATCCAAGAGACTTTTCACCATCACCAACTACATTGGCAATTGCTCCTTCACCTTCTTCTTTAATAGTATGAATGATTTGAATTAGTTTATCTATCTTATTCATCAGATTGCTTGTAGTTGTTTTAAACACTCTATATCTTCTTCAATATCATGCATTTGAGTTTTTGGATATTCTGGAAATCTATTTAAAAACAACAAAAAACTCTTTAATGATGACCATAAATCTTTATCTAAATTATAAAATAATAATGGAACAGTAGCATCACTAAAAACATTAAACAAAATAATAAGATGATTTAAAACAAGGTGAGTTTTTATCTCACCTGTATTTTTATACTTTTTCAACAATCTTTTTATATAACGAATTCTTTTCAAATCAGATTCAAAATCCTCCATCGTAAGTGCTTGAGGATTATCATAAAATTTTATAGCAAATAGCAAATAATTGTCTTCATTCAATTCATCAAATCTCATAGACTATTATGCGTATGTGATAGTTCCTACACCAGAGGTTACTGAAGTATCGCCAGAAGCAATTACAACACTGTACTCTCTACCATCATCCTTATCGCTGTCATTTGCAACGGTAAGAACAGAAGTCGTAGCACCAGAGTAGTCTCCACCATTAGAAAGTACTGTGGTGTCTTCATACCATTGATAGGTAAGAGGAGAATATGTTGGGAAGACAGAAGCGACTACGGTGAATGTAGCATCTCCATCAGTTGCAACTCCAACTGCATCAGCAACATCAGTTACAATCGTAATTGTTGGATCTGGGAATATTGTATCATCATCAGCATCAGTTCCTGCAGTGGAATCGATACCGCCAGCAACTAATACTTCAGATTTAACTCTCAGATTACCATGTGTATCAATATAAGTAGTAACACCAACCCATCCGCTATGAGCAACTGCATATGCCGCTGCTTTTCCACCAACAGTAATTGTTGCTGCAGCACCAACTTCTTCTGCAGTTACACCAAAAACACCAGTGAATACTGGACTTGTTGAATATCCAACAGTCTTTGATTCTGGTGCTCTGTAGATTGAATCACCAAGAGTATAAATTGGTTCTTCTGAAACAAAATATGTGGTAGATGGAACTGTAGTAATTCCAGTTACAATTCCAGCAGTAGATGCAATTGAAAGAGTTGTAGAAGTAAATCCAGTAATTACTGCATAACCATAAGTTGCCCCAGCACCAATTGTAACCACATTACCGGTGCTAATTCCAGAGGTGGTAAAAGTTACAACTCCAACGGTGCCAGTTACTTGAGCAGTTGAAGTGCCAAGATTTACCTGAACTGTTCCGTCGTTATATACTAAGTCTTTATTGCCCCAAAGAGACATGTTTCCTTACCTATGAATTCTTTTCTAGAGATATTTATAAAAAAAGGAGACCTTATAAAAAGGTCTCCTCTAAATGTTTTAACTGAAAATCATCCTTCTAGTTTTTTTGCCCCTCTCTTCTTCAGTTGCGCTTGCACTTGAAGAAGAATGAAAGAAAGAATACCGTTGGACTTGAATTTCGTATTAGCACCCATCAATTCTGAAACAATCAGAAGAATGGTCGCCAATGCAGCTTCGTTAGCCATAATCCAGGCCCAAATAACTGCTACAGACATAATAACCTCCGTGTGAAGAGTATCCTGTCCTATTT